GGGTCTTTTTTCCTAAGCTGGCCGCCTTTTACAAGGGTAGCTGACGTGCTGAAGCGTGTTCAGACCGTTTTAAGGAGGAGCCGATGAGCTCACTATTACGTATTCGCCAACTCTATCCCACGCTGGCGCTGAACGAGCGACGCCTCGCTGACTTTTTACTGTCGCAGCCGGATAAAGCGCGGCATCTCAGTTCGCAAAGGCTGGCGGAAGAAGCGGGCGTCAGCCAGTCCAGCGTGGTGAAGTTTGCGCAGAAGCTGGGCTACAAGGGATTTCCGGCACTGAAGCTGGCGTTGAGCGAATCGCTGGCGAAAAAAGACGCTATTACCGTGCATAACCTGATCTTAAGCGACGATCCGTTAAAAGTCGTGGGTGAGAAGCTGCTGGCGGAGAAGCAGTCCGCTATCCGCGCCACGCTGGATATCAACAGCGAGGAAAAGCTAACGGAAACGTTGCGGCTGTTAAAGGAAGCGAATCGCATTGTGCTGGTAGGTATCGGCGCGTCGGGGCTGGTGGCGAAAGATTTTTCGTGGAAGCTGATGAAGATTGGTATTCACGCCGTGGCCGAGCAGGATATGCATGCGCTGTTGGCCAGCGTGCAGGCGTTAAATCCGGGCGATGTGCTGCTGGCAATTTCCTATACCGGCGAGCGCCGCGAAATCAACCTTGCCGCTCAGGAAGCGCGGCGTGCCGGGGCCAGCGTGCTGGCCTTCACCGGCTTTACGCCGAACACGCTGCAACAGTGCGCCACGCATTGCCTTTATACGGTGGCCGAAGAGCAAACCACCAGCAGCGCGGCAATCTCTTCGACCTCCGCCCAGCTGACGCTGACCGACCTGCTGTTTATGGCGCTGGTGCAGCACGATCCCGAACGCGCTTCCAGCCATATCCGCCACAGCGAGGCGCTGGTGAAGAAGCTGGTTTGAGGCTCGCGCCAGCGGTAAAACAAGATAGTACTGTCTGGATGGTTCAAATGCGCAACCAAGGGATTTATCATTTCTTTCAAACAGATAGATAAGACCCTGCACTTACCTTTAAGCGGGCTGTTTTGATTTTTCTTTATAGATCAGTTATAAACGAAGGCTAATTTTCTCAGTCGGCAGTACTAAAATTACTCCCCTGAAGGCAGGCGCAATGATTATCCATAAAGGAAATGGCGGCAGTATCCCCAGCAAATGTTATCAGGTATTTATTCAGTTAACGTTCATTCGTAACGGTTTATCTTCCCTTGTGCCAAGGACTCTATTCTAAATGAGCGAATTACTTTCCTCCCGGAAATACACAAGAAATGAGCAAGTCACCAGGGTAATATTTTTTGGTTCTCTGGCATTACTCTTATTGATACTGCCTTTCGGATTTATTCATGAAAAGGCCAGCAGAGTTTCATTCTATCTTTGTAGCTATCTTTGCGCCGCTGGCATTTTACTGAACTTTAAAGATATCCGCTCAACGCTTTTTAATTCCAAAATAATCCTTCCCGGTCTGCTATTGGCAATCATGTTTACAGTATGGTCACTGTTCGCATCGTATAACAAAATTCCAGGAGTGGATAACGGCCTCTTATTCACCCCGGCTAAACGCTGGTTTTTAGCTACGCTTATCGCTTTGTTTACCCTGTGGGGCGTAAAAAAAGAGCTGATCAGTAAGACGCTACTTTATAAATTAACGTGGGTTTCGTTATCTTTTGCCTTTATCCTTTCCAGCGTTTACGGCATCTGGCAGCATATAAACGGCGTCGACAGGATCGTTCTTGGTATAAACCGCGCTACGCTTACCGCCTATGCTTATAGCGCGCTGGCGTTGGCTATGATGACCATGCTTAATCAAATAAATTCGCTATCCGTCAGGTTTACCGCCATCATCCTTACCTGCCTGCTCTCTATATATATCATTCTACTGACTGAAACCCGTTCTGCCATGTTTATCCATACGCTTCTGTCAGTGGCGATTATGATTAGTGCGCTCTGGCGCGGTAAACTCATCAAACCTTTACCGGTGATAGCCATCGTTATAGCTTTTGCGGCCATCGCTACCTTTGGTAAGAGCATCATCTATTCACGCGTTGATACCACTCAGCAGGAAATAACACGATTCAGTCAGGGTGATGACCACACATCCCTGGGATCTCGTTTTACCCTGTGGCAATCGGGCCTTGTGGCTATTCAGGAAAATCTGCTGGGTCAAACCCAGGTCACCAGAAACACTATAATACGCAACTGGATCACCACAAACCATCCTGATTCATTTGCGCTGGAATATATTGATGTTCACTTGCACAATGAATTCCTACAGTACACCTCGCTATTTGGCGTTTTTGGCTTCCTTATCCTTTTATTCTTTTTTATAAAATTGATTTTTGATAATGGTACAGCAGGTATCTTTAGTAACCCTGTCTCGATTATGGCAATCTCTGCGTTGCTGTATGGCATGACAGATGTGCTGTTGACCTCTATAGAGTATATAGTACTGCTCAGCACACTGATTTTGTTGGCCAGCCTCAACAGCAATAAAAAAGTAATAGCGGATAAAAGATGAGTAATATAGCCATTTTCGTGATCAATTTGCCTGTCTCTACAGACAGGTTACAATCTATGCAGAGACAGCTGGCTGCTATAGGTAAAGAATTTTTTACTATTAAAGCTGTCGACGGTTCGAAAATAGCCGATGACGAGTTCTTCTTCTATAAAAGAGAGGTGAGCTACGCCATCACTAAAGGGGAAGTGGGCTGCGCAATGAGCCATTTGAAGGCTTATAAGCAGCTGGTGGACTCTGACTATGATCTAGCCTTAATTCTGGAAGATGATGTCACCGTTCCCGCCGATATTGGGAAACATTTGGAGAGTATCGCTGAAAATAACAGTGACAGGCATAGTACCGTCACTCTGCTTTCTGATATTAACCACTATCAGAGCAAGCAGCTTTATTCTACAGATAATACGCATCATGTTCATAAAGTACTTAATGCAGCCTTCTCGCACGGCTATGTGATCAATAAAGCGGCGGCAAAAAAGATGCTGGCCAACCTCTTTCCAGTCTGGTGCGTCGCAGATCAATGGACAACGTTTCAAGAGTTTGGGTTAATTGATCTTCACGGGGTAGTGCCATCATTGATAAATACCTATGAACCGTTGGAAAAAGTAACAACCATTGGGGACAGAAGCTCAGAATTGGTAAGGAAGGAGAAAAAAATAATATGGCGAAGAATAAGGAATTCACGCCCTGTAATGTTAAAGATCAAGAAAAGTTTGTGGCTGGCTTTTGTCAGGCCGTTTATTTCTATTAAGAAAAAAAATTAACTATGAAATCACACTTGGGGTAGTGAGCAGACCACTACCCTAGTGTGCCATGTACCTTTAAAAATTAATTCCCAGGATATCCTCAGAATCACAAGGCCCTTGAAATTATTTTAGAATGATATTCACTATTATAATTTAAAAACAAATGGTTATTTCTATAAATATATTTTTAACTACATCAAAAATTGTAATATAGCGCATTATATAAATACAATTTGCCACTCCAGCCGAATGCACTTAATAAAAAAATACCCAACAAATTAATTTTAAATCACATGATCGTCTTTAGCGATTTGGAGCTGTAGGCCATATAATATCTTGCGCAACGTTAACATCGATTCTACTCACCAGAACCCGAAACGCCTTCCACTTAGCGAGCATCTTTTCTTCAGCATCGGTTACAATACCAAGTGATTCAGCGTCCCGAATAATCTCAATATTCTCATTTGCCTCTCTGAGAAAGTCTGCCTTTTGAATAGTTGCTTTTTCCACATAATCTACCGGAGAAGATATAATGCTTCCATTATCAACCATCCAATTACCAAGCCTGTCAAAACCTTTGGGAAGCTCGGTGCTATTCATCTCAATAACGCTTAAATCATCAGGAACTATTGCCGAAGCATCCTGGTTAAAGTCCCTGACCACACCTTTTTTATCGTAAGCTATTTTGATCGTATCCTTTTCAAAAGAAGACAAACTGTCATACCAGTCCCGACCAGTTTCATCCTGATAAAAAACAATCGAAACATTATTTACATTGATGAAATGAAAAATATCGCTATTGTTTTCATTCTGAACGGGAAAGTATTTAATAAAATTCTTCAAGTGTAACATCAGGCAACTCCTACATTATACCAATTTCCATTGATTAAAATTTGCGGGTAACGGTAGTTTACAGCGGTATAGTTTGTTTTCTGTTGCACGCCTACCACTACCGTACCATCAGGGGCATTTGCAAACGTATTATCATTATTGTTATTAGTTGCACTGCCCCAGCCAGCAAGTCTGAATGAAGACACCCTTGAATTAAGCTGACCGCTTGCCCAATCATATAGCCACCCTCCCCATCGAGATCCATAAACATTACCATCCGATGCCAGCTGCGAGGCGCCGTTTCCGGCATAGACACTGCTCATAGACAATATGTCCTGAGCAGATGAAATCCTACCGTTTGCTGAAAAATTACGCTCTGTACGTAGATCGCCAGAGGCATAGTTAACAGCAAATGGCCTTAAATTATTCCATCCACCTCGGGGATCGCCATCTTTTGTCAGCATCAGATAGTAATTTTCACCATCAAATCGCCAAAAAACGCCTTTGTTATTAGAAATAATCCGATAATTATCTACTGCGTTCGACCAAACTTCGCCTTTTATCTCACCACCAGTAACAGGAAACGCCCCTACTTCTGCCGCGCTAAGCCCGTTTTTTAACGCCAGGCTACCCAAACCAAGATTGCCGCGCGCCTGCGCTACGTTATTTACATCCGCAAGGTTTTTGCCGCTTTGCAAATAACGGTTATCCAGCTGAGAAGTGGAATTATTTAACAGCGCTTTCAGTAAAGTTGCCTGCAATGCCGCTGTGTCACCATCGTCCAGCACATCATTACCGGATTTATCTGCCATAAAGCTGGCTACGACGGAAGCAATCGTCGAGGCCTGTCGCCAGACCTTATTCAGCTGTTCGCTTCTGGCGATGCCGGTTTGAAAGCCGTTTGCCGTAGCATCCAGCGCTTCGTAATCCGCCTGTGACAGCACGTTTGCGCTTTCGCCCGTAGCAAAAGGTTTAAAGTCATTTTTTGCCATCGTTATTCTCCATTAATTTCATAATTTACCGTGACGCCAGCGGGCTTGATCGCCAGATAGCCCTGCTTAATAATTTCTTTGGTAATGGTCGACAGGTTTTTTGCCGTCACATATACCGTTACGGTCATATCCTGATTATCGGTAAAGGTGATATTGATATCCTGCTTCGTATAGATTTCTTGCAGAATTGCGGGCAACGTGTCAGCCGTGCCGTCCCACTTATTGGCGCCGATTTTAGCGCGCAGCATCGTGCGATAATCCTCATCATCTACTTTGATAATGCCCGAATCGGGTTCATACCTGTCTTTCCAGCTGCCAAGGTCGAAGCCCAGCGAGGCCTTATCAAAGGTAAAAAAGTAATCTTCAATCGGTGCGTTAATACTTCTGGCTCGCCCGATCCACTCGCCTAAAATATCAAGCTGCGCGCCGGTAGCATTGTCTAAATCTAACGCCGTTACGATTTCGCTAAAGAGATCGATAATTTCTTTTTGCGGCCGCGTGGTTAAATCAATATGCTCGACGTATTTCGCTTTTCCGCGATGGTAGTTGGTGATCAGATCGGTATAGTTCATGCGGTCACCGATATCGTAATATTATCCGCCTCGCAGCTGGCAAATTCGTTATAGCCGATAGCGATATTGCCTGAGGAAAGCGCGGCTTCGCTTTTTCCTGCCAGCAGGGTCAGGATGTCGTAGTACTGGCTGTCCGTACTGTCCTGCCCTGTCGTCAGGTTAGCGGGCGAATAAAGACGGCTGAGCAGAACGCTGTTGCCGATCCCCAGATTATTGATATAGGCCGCCAGCGCCTTTTTAATTTTCTCCGCGATGGGGCTGGTGTAGCCCGTCAACGCTTTCAGCTCCAGCGACAGATAAACCGGCACCGGCACCGGCCGCGAAAAGCGGATCGCCTGCGGCGTGCCATAGCTGTCGGCAAGCGTTATGGTGGTATTGCCAAACGTGCCTACGCCCAGCGATTTCTTTTTGCGAATAACGTCGGCGATCGTATTTGCGTCACCGCCCTGCACCACTGCCGAAATAGTATGGCCGGGCAGCCCATTCGCATCCTTATCATCGCTGTCGTTCTGGTAAAGCTTATGTCCAACGACGCCTGCGATATTTGAAATTGCGCCGTCCAGCGCGTCAAAAGTGGTCAGCGCCGTCAATGAAACGCTTTGCGCCTGGCGCAGCCGCAGTTCCGCGTCCGTTTCGGCAACGCTTCCCGTGGCCGCCGCGTTCAGGTTGGTCACCGTCTGCCAGCCGCGCGTCGGCGTGTTGATTTGGTTAACGGAACCACTTACCGCCGCTATCGGCCCGGTTTCCGCGCAGGTGGCCGTCACGGTGACCGTTCCCGTAGTGGCAATCGTTACGCTTGCGGGCAGGTTCCAGATAACGTTATTACTGTCCCTGACCGAGCCGTTAACAATGGTGGTGCCCGGCGTGCCGCTCAGCTGTAAATCCACCGCTGAGTTGGTCGCGGGTTTACGCACGATACCGTTGATTTTTACATTGCGCGTCAGCGCGTCGCCCACCGCGGTGGACGGCGAAAACGAGTTGTAGCAGGTTATCGCCATATTATTGGCATCGTGGATAGCCAGCGCCATAATCGCTATCATCTGGCCGTCTTTGCTGTCCGGTTCCAGATAGGCGTCGGTGCCATAAATTTGTCGGAAATAGTCGGTCAGCGCGCTGAGGATTGTCTGGTAATCAGGCGCGCCGATCCCCTGGGCCGTTATCGTTGCCGATAACCCCAGCCTGTCTGTCTTAAGAGCCATTATGCCTCGCTTGTTACTGTCGTCGTGCCGTACAGCGTTTCCACGGTTACCGTGAAAATTGCCCGGCGGGATGAAGAGTCGAACGTGGTATTAAAAGAGAGAATGGACTTAACGCCCTGGGTGGCAAGGATGCGCTGGCGCAGAACCATTTCCGCCGTCGCGCTGTTTTGCTTGCCGGTAAGCGATTGCAGCCAGGGCGTGCCTTCCGTGGTATCCAGGAACCATTGCCCATACCATAATTGCAGCCGCGTTTTAATCGCCTGCGCCACGCACGCCGGCGAGTTAACCAGGAAAGCGCTGTCCCCTTTGCCAAAGGCGTAATCGCCGTCCTGCTCTTCTCTGCGATATCTCATTGCGGCCCCCTTGTGTAGCTGCTGCCGCTCTGGATGCCGCCATGAACGTGATCGATCTGGCTGATGCCGCCAGCGGTCTGATCGCCGGTCGAGGTAATATCGCCATTGACGTGCAGATTGCCGTTAAGCGTTAGCCGCGTAGTGGTGATATTGACCTCACCGCTCTGTTTCAGCTCGATAAAGGCCTGGCCTTCATCCGTACGGATTTGCAAAGCCTCCGTGCTGATAGCGCTGATTTTTTCCTTCTGGGACTGCGGCCCGACCAGCGCGAAAGCGTCGGACAGATCGTGCTGACGCGGATCGACCGGTTCCTGCACGTCGCCGTTTTGCCACCAGAAGTCGATGCAGCGATCGCTGAAGATCACCAGGCATTCATCGCCCTTTTTAACGGGAAAGGTGATGGTACAGCCGCCGCCGCGGGGAAAAATCACGGGAACGTCGACCAGCAAAGGCAGCGCCTGAGAAACCGGCTGGCCGCTGGCATTGCGCACACTGCCCTTAATGGCCGGCTGCACCACGCAGGTTACGGTGTCGGGATCGAAGGATTGAATAATGCCGGGTAAGGCTACGCGTAGCGTTGTGGACACCATGTCCGCTAAAGCCCGATACGCCTGAGCTTCCCCGCCAATCACTGACTGGATAGAAACGGGCATAAAAACTCCAAAAAAAACCGCCTCAGGCGGATGGTTAGATTAGTGCGGCGCGGCGGGCGCCTTAAGCGCGGTCTGTTTGTCCCGCACAACGCAGGTCAGGGTCATATACCATTTGCTATTGCGGGTATGGCCCTCATAAGTGATGCCTTTAATGATATAGACGCCATCGGCCGCGATATCGGCAGGCGGCTGCGCTTTCTTTTGCTCGCCCTGCGGCTGCGCTTTGTTCCCTTTTGCCGCCGCCTCTCTTTCTTCGGCGGCCGCGCGGTTGACCGATTCCATGGCATTACGCATGCTGTTAAGCGCAGCCTGATTGATATGCACCAGACCATGCAGACGAAGCGTTGGGTCGATCAGGCATTTGATGTTGACCCCTTCCGTGCTCAATTCGGGCGAGCCGATCATGCCGGTCTGGCTGTTCAGCACCACAATGCGTTCGAGATAGCTTTCCTCCGGCACCATTTGCAGTTTGCCATCGACAAACTGCCAGGTCGCGCGGCACTGCGCGGCAACGTTATCCATCACCTGGCTGGCCGTTTGATAAAGCACCCGGCCCCTGGGAAAACGCGTGGGCGGCATGGTGCCGGTGGCGCCAGCGGTCACGCCGTAAGGATTAAAGCTGCGCAGGGTTAACCTGTGGATGGCGCTGGTATCGTAACCTGCGGCGACGGTAGTGTTGACCGTTGCCTCCATTGCGGCCTGGTGACCATCGATAGCCTGAATTTTCAATACGCTTTCCGGACTGGCCTGCGTAGATTCTTTGGATGCGATCTTATCAATAAACGCATAGCGGATTTCGCCGCTAAAGATTTCGCCGTAATTTGGGCCTCCTGATTTAACCGGCGGGTTTTCGATCGCTTTTCCCACCATATAGTCAGGTATAACCGGCTCCTCTTCGTTCTTATTCGGCAGGACTCCCGTATAGCCCGCGATAAGGCGCAGCTTTTTATATTTACCGCTCACGATCGCGTTGCGGGTTTCCGCACTCAGGTTATAAATGCTGATAGTCGCCGTACTGCCGCTGCTTTGCACATGCGTATTAATCACAAATTCGACGCTAAGATCGCCCAGAATAATCGACGCTTTACTGGCATCTTCCAGCAGCAGCTCACAGTAGCGCATCCAGTTAACGCTCATGCCGCCTCCGTGATAATGCAAAGATGCGCGGTGTAACCGAGATCGTACTGACCCGGCGCGGTATTGCCGCTGCTGTCGGAAAACAGCCACAGGCCAAAGCCCAGCTGCAGATAAGCATACTGCGCCACCAGGTCGGCGCCGGTCACCAGCGGAATGCCCGCGATAATATCCCCGCCGTCGCTGTTTTGCAGATCGAGAAACCAGCCGCTCTCCCGCCAGATAATGCGCATTTTATAATCGCTATTATTGATGGAAATATCGAACAGCTGATTATCGGGCGTCAGCGGAATTTCGGTAATAGTCATCAGCTGCTCCCCCTCGTGAGAACCACATTCGCCGGGCCGGGCCTGGCGACTTTCTTACCGTTATTCTGCACGGCAGAGGTTTTTGCGCCCTGCGCCATATTCTCCTTTTCCGCGCTGCTGAGCGTTCGCGTCTGCGTAATCATCAGCTCGGTCAGGCCTAACGAGGCGAACAGCACGTGTTCCGTAGAGGCATCCGTTGTCACGGAAATCGAGGTAATCAGCATGTTGTTGTACAGCCGCTTGCCGGTCACCACGGTCAGCGGCTGCCTGTTGGTCATCAGCTCCCGCAAATTCTGGTAGCTTTCTGCCGGGCTTAACGATGCCTGGACACCGAACTGTGTCGTATCCATAAAATCCACCAGCGAACCGCCGCCGGAAAAGCCTACCTCCATAGTCAGCTCCGCAGGCGAGAGGTAAGCATGATCGGCGATGGTGGCGCCCGCTTCGACAGGATGCGTGGTGACGTTCAGTTTGTCGGTGTGGCTCTCTTTCATTACCACATTGGGAATAAGCAAACCGATTTTACGTTTGCTTTGCATTAATAGCGTGGGGAAACCTTTTATCATACCGGCATATTCCTTACGGTCTGGACGAATTGCGAGTTCACATCGAACTGGCTTTCCGCCACTCTCTGGGCCGTCAGGTGTGGCTCGCCACCCTGCACATAAATATTGGTTTCCTGCTGGATGCCCACGGTGCTGT